TAGAATTAAAATCGCAAAAATGAAACCAAAAGGAGGTAAGTAATGGCTTGGTTTGGATTAGCAAGAATAGCACTTCAAGCGGGAGGCAAGATATATGCTAACCGTCAGAAGACAAAAATGGCAATGTCTGATGCACAATTGATGCATGCAGAACGCATGGCCCGAGGTGAGGAAACTTACCAGGGCAAACTTTTAGAATCGCGAGATAACGATTATAAAGACGAAATCGTTTTGGCGATATTAACTTTGCCCATAATAATTTTGGCCTGGGGGGTCTGGTCAGACGATCCGGCCGCGATGGTGAAGATAAACAGCTTCTTCGAGCATTTTTCGGCATTGCCGACATGGTTTACAAATTTATGGATACTTGTATGTGCGAGTATTTTTGGTATAAAGGGAACACAAATATTTAGAAATGGTAAAAATAAAAAATAGGAGAAAACTATGAGAAATGACTATGGAAATAGACCTAGAAAAAAACTTGCTGGTGGTAAAAGAGTTGGCAAGCAATTTGGCGGTGGATTACCTATTCAACCACCTGTAGCTGCTAGTCCAATGGGTGTAGCTGCTCCAGCTGTTAGTCCAATGGGTGTAGCTGCTCCAGGACGAAGATTTGGTATGAAGCGTGGTGGTAAAAGTAAATAATAAAAAAGAAATAGGAAAAACAAAGGTAAATTTTGTATTTCCTAAAAAAGAAAAATATATTGGATCACATATTAAAAGCAAATTAGGTGATGAATATGCATCTAATAAAAGCTATGAGAAATATTATAAAGATTTAATTTAATGGATTTAGAAAACGTAATATACAAATTACGCAGAAATTTAGATAATAAAATAAATTCTTTGTCACTCAATATAACGTCCGGTGGGGTTGACAACATGGAAACATATAAGTATATAATAGGACAAATAAACGCCCTAGAGGCAACTAAACAGGAACTCTCTGCCCTGCTAGAACATAAGGAGCAAAATGACGGAACAGTCGTTGACATCGCAAAAGGAAAACCCAAAGCTTAAACTGGCTTTAGTGGAAAAGTACAGAGAAGAAACAGAAAAATTACCAAAACCTACAGGCTGGAGAATTTTAGTTTTACCATTCAGAATGGATGAAAAAACTAAAGGTGGAATTCTTATGGGAGCTGAAACCTTAGACCGGCAACAAGTTGCATCGCAATGCGGAAATGTTTTAGCCATGGGAACACATTGTTATAAGGATAAGGAGAGATATCCAGATGGCCCGTGGTGCAAGGTTGGTGATTGGGTGATCTTTGCGCGTTATGCAGGATCACGTATACAAATTGAAGGTGGAGAAATTCGACTGCTAAACGAAGATGAAATTTTAGCAACTGTCAAGAATCCAGAGGATATCTTGCATAAATATTAATCATTGGAGGAAACAATGCCAGAAGAAAATAAAATAAAGAAAGAAGATCCAAATGTAGATATAGACACTTCAGGACCTGAAGTGGATGTAACTATTCCTGAGGAAAAAAAGGAAGAAGTAGTAGAGACCACGGAACAGGAAACAGTAAAAGAAGAACCAGTAAAAGAAGAACCAGTAAAAGAAGAACCAAAAGAAGAAGATACGAAGCTGGAGGAATATAGTAGAGGTGTTCAATCACGTATTTCTAAACTCACAAGAAAAATGAGAGAAGCAGAACGTAGAGAAGGCGCTGCTGTTGAATATGCTCAAGCTTTAGAATCTCAAAGAAAAGAAGATCAGTCTCGATTTAAAAAAATGGATACTGATTATTGGTCTAGATTTGAGAAAAATGTAAAAACAGGAATGGAGTCTGCTCAAAAAGAATTAGCAGGCGCTATTGAATCTGGAGATGCATCAGCTCAAGTTGAAGCTAATAAACGGATTGCAACATTAGCCTTTGATAATGCTAAATTAGAGCAAGCCAAAGCAAATAAACCAGTTGAACAGGAACCTGTACAACTATCAGACGGTGGAAGATTACCACAGCAAACTCCGCAAAGTTTACCGGAACCTGATCCTCAAGCAGAAGCTTGGGCTAGTAAAAACACATGGTTTGGCAAAGATCGAGCCATGACCTTTACTGCCTTTGAAATTCACAAGGATCTTGTAAATGAGGGATTCGACCCTAAATCGGATGACTATTATTCTGAAGTTAATAAAAGAATAAAAGTTGACTTCCCACATAAATTTGCTATAGGTGGTGATGTAGAGCAAACGTCCAAGACCAATCAGTTGGTTGCTTCAGCTCAGAGAAGTGTAAGACCTGGACGCACAACTGTGAGACTCACATCTTCACAGGTAGCAATAGCTAAAAAATTAGGTGTGCCACTCGAAGAATATGCGAAACAATTAAAACTCACGAAGGAGGCATAAGCATATGAAAAAAGAACAAGATAAAACTTCTCGTGCGAGCTCAACACGGTCAAAGACTGAAAGACCAAAAGTGTGGACTCCCCCATCATCTTTAGATGCTCCGCCTGCGCCTGATGGATTTAGGCATAGATGGATAAGAGCAGAGAGTTTAGGGTTTTCGGACACTAAAAATGTCTCAGCTCGTTTGAGAGAAGGATTTGAATTGGTGAGAGCTGATGAATATCCAGATTCTCAATATCCCGTAATTACCGATGGTAAATACGCAGGTGTCATTGGAGTTGGTGGCCTTTTGCTGGCAAGGATATCTGAAGAGATTGCGAAGCAACGAGCAGCCTATATAGATAATTTATCTAGAGGGCAAGACGAAGCTGTAGAACACGATCTCATGAGGGAACAGCACAAGAGTATGCCGATCAATGTTGATCGACAATCTCGCGTAACCTTCGGTGGTACAAAGAAGTAAATTTTATTTCTACGGCGTAATGCCTATCATCGAATTCAATTAACCGTTTGTGATTGTAAAAAATCACAAGCACAAGGAGTAATATTATGGCAAATCGAAATACAGTAGGATTTGGATTAAATGCCACTGGTACTATGGGATCAAACTATACGAACCAGGGCCAATCCAACTACTTTATTGATGCAGCAGATGCTACAGCTATATATAACGGACAACCAGTTAAGATAACGTCCGGTTATATCGTGACAGCAACTGCAGCGATTACCAATTCTTCCCTTGGGGTTTTAAATGGTGTATTTTACAATGCGACTTCTACACAGAAGCCGACGTGGAATACCTATTACCCAGGTGGAATTACTCCAGCAAATAGCGAAGACACTACAGCGTTTGTTTTAGACAATCCGTTTCAATTATACGAAGCTTCTGTTAATGCATTGATGGGGGCTAGTACGCCCGCAGCCACTGTAGCAGCAATAGGCTTATCAATGGGAACACAAACATCGCAAGGAAGCACGACTACTGGAAAATCTAGTCAGTCGTTAGTTTTCGCTACAATAGCTACAGTTGCTAATACTTGGAGAGTTTTAAGGGTCGCAGGCGATCCTGAAAATGAGGACATGACTGCTGCGTGGTGCACAGTCGTAGTTGTCAATAACTTAAACCAAATTATTAACAGCATAGCGTAATAGGAGCATATAGAAATGGCAATATCACGAGCACAGCTAGTTAAAGAACTAGAGCCAGGTTTAAATGCACTATTTGGCCTGGAATACAATAGATACGACAATGAAGCAGCGATGATTTTCGCTACAGAAACGTCTGATCGTGCGTTCGAAGAAGAAGTTATGCTTTCTGGTTTTGGAGCTGCGGCTACTAAAACTGAAGGCGCAATGGTTACTTTCGACGATGCGAAAGAAGTTTACACAGCAAGATACACTAACGAGACAATTGCTCTCGCTTTTGCAATCACTGAGGAAGCTATCGAAGACAATCTGTACGACAGACTAGCGGCTAGATACACAAGAGCATTGGCAAGATCAATGGCACATACTAAACAAGTTAAGGGTGCTACGGTTCTTAATAACGCTTTCACTTCAGGTACTGGAGGAGACGGTTCGTTTTTATGCGTAACTACTCACCCTCTATCAACTGGAGGAACGTGGTCTAACGCGCTGGCAACAGCAGCTGATTTGTCAGAAACATCACTTGAACAAGGCCTGATAGACATTGCAGCGTTCGTAGACGAAAGAGGATTGAAAATAGCTCTTCAAGCACAAAGAATGATAATTCCAAAAGAATTACAATTCACTGCTGAAAGAATTATGAGATCTCCTCAAAGAACAGGAACAGCTGATAATGATATCAACGCAATTTATCAAATGGGGATGGTACCACAAGGTTATCATGTGAACCACTTCTTAGCTGATACTGATGCGTGGTTCTTGATTACAGATGCACCTAACGGACTAAAACATTTCGTTAGAGCACCTATCAAGACAGCTATCGAAGGTGACTTCGACACTGGAAACGTAAGATTCAAAGCTAGAGAAAGATACACTTTTGGGTGGTCTGATCCTAGAGGAATCTTCGGAACTCCAGGAGCAGCGTAGTTTAAGTAGATTTTTCAAAAAAATCACATTAAGGGGCGGTCTAGTATCGCCCCTTTTTTTTGGGTATAATAAAAATACTATACAATTATTAATTAGATATAGACGCGTATAGTCGACGGCCTAGAGACTATATCTAAATTAACTAGGAGGATTATAATTATGGCAAGATCAACGTTTAGCGGTCCGGTAAGATCCCTTAATGGGTTTATCTCAACTGGAAACAATATGGCTCAATCAATCGGTGGCAGCACAGTTGACGGCGGTACTGATGTCACAGGGATTGATAAATATCAAGGTAAAGTTACACAAGTTACAGACGCAGTAACTGTTTTCAATTTACCTGAAATAGTAACAGACACAGGCTCAGACGCACAAAAAAAGAGTCCAGGTACTACAAGTACTATTGGACTTGAATATGGGTTTGTAATATCTGAAAATTTAACATCTACTAACACATTTACTTTGAATGCAGGAACTGCAGCAGGAAGATCTACAGCGGATGTATATGAAGGTGCAGCATGGTATGCTAATACAGGAAGCGATCCAGCAGCAACAGCGGCATGGAATGCAGGTGGTACTGATACATTAACTCTTGATGCGACTACTAGAGGTGGCCTTTGTGGTGCCACTATTTATGTACGAGCAGTTGGAGCGAATATGTGGACAATCAATGCTTATTTAATTGGTGTTGGTACATTTGTTACACCTTGGAGCTAATAGATAATACAATCTAGGGCGTTATTGACGCCCTAGATGAACTAATTTAGGATAGAAATTATGGCAGGATGGACACATATAAGTTCGACTCAATTAAGTGCCAACGGCGATGTTTTTGGTGGTGCTGCTCACGTCAAAAGTATTTACGTTGCTCATAGCGCTACCGCAGGAACAGTTGTTCTGCGAACAGGCGGATCTACAGGTAGTGCAATT